AAATAACTGTTAGTGTGCCTATCAGTCACAATAAGAGCTTCAAACCATACATGGTAGGCTACCCTACCATTAACCAAATAAGTGAGCTTATATTGGCTTACAATAGGAGTTATAATGAATAAACATATTTTAAAAGTTATGCGTTATATAGATAACAAAGAATTATTTAGTGTTGAAGAAATGAGAGAGAATGATACTGAGGCTTATGCTGCTGCTGAGGCTGCGGAGGCTGCTGCTGATGCTACTTATGCTGATGCTACTTATGCTGATGCTGATTATGCTCATGCTGCTAATATTGCTAAGTATTGGGCCAATGAATACTTTAAAATTTCAGGTGAAAACAAGCAAGACTATATTAATGAAGTGAAGAGGCTAAAATGAATAAATATATATTAAAGGTTATGCGTTATATAGATAATCCAGAGCTATTTAGTGTTGAGGAGATGCGAGAAAATGCCGACGCTGCTGCTTATGCTGCTTCTGCTTATGCTGCTAATGCTAATGTTGCTAATGCTGCTAATGCTGCTTATTCTTATGCTTATGCTGCTACTGTTGCTAATGCTTATACTGCTTCTGATGCTGCTTCTGCTGCTAATGTTAATGCTGCTAATGCTAAGCACTGGATTAATGAATACTTTAAATTTACAGACGAAAACACCCAAGACTACACTAATGAAGTGGAGAGACTAAAATGAATGAATATATTTTAAAAGTTATGCGCTATCTAGATAATCCAGAGCTATTTAGTGTTGAAGAAATGATGGAAAATGCTGTTGATGCTGTTGATGCTGCGGAGGCTGCTGCTTATGCTGATGCTACTTATGCTTATGCTGCTAATGCTGCTAATGCTTATGCTGATTGTGCTTATACTGCTAAGGCTAAGCACTGGATTAATGAATACTTTAAAGAGTCAGGCCAAAACAAGCAATATTATATTAATGAAGTGGAGAGATTAAAAATGAATACCGTAATCAAGAGAGGCGACATGTTTTTTGTTGTGAGAGATCTTGAACTAAAGAACATCACAAGCTTAAAAACTTATACTTGCACTAAGGCAAGAGGAAACAGAGTGTTTTTTATAAATGATAAAGGAGAGGAAGATTGGCATTATGGGAGTATGTTTACCAAGACTAAAGAATCAACACCAACAATCAAACCTCATAAGTGGGCGGATGTCATACATCAATGGGCGGATGGTGAGGAGATACAATGCCTAATTAATGGTGTTAATACTAGTATGTGGATTACAGTAACAGACCCCCTTTTTACACAAAATGGTCAGTATAGAATCAAACCCAGTGAAGAAGAAGAACTAAAGGAAAAAATAGACAACCAACATCAACGTATGACAAAAGCCTTTAAACATTATCAGGATATTTGTGCTGAATCATTTAAAGAAATTAAAAAACTAAAAGGAAGCGTGTAACATGCATACATTAACAAAGAACAACAAGGTTATTTTTAAATCGAAGAATAAAATTGACACTATATATGAGCATCAAAACTATCACCGCTCCCAACGTGTGTTTTACAAGTATGTTGCCAAGGTGTAGACTAATGAATGATGATAACTGGTACGATATACCCTCGGTAGTGTGTATCGTCTTAATTATAATTTGCCTGTTAGGGGTATAACATGGGCGTATGTATAGAGAAATTACCACATAGTTGTGGTTCACAAGACGGGTTACAAGTGTTTGAGGGTGAAGAGGGTTATAATGGTTACTGTTATGCCTGTAACACCTTTGTACCAGACCCATACAAGAATAAACCACAAGGTTATAAGCCTGTGGTTATTCGCAAAACAAAAGAGGAGATTGATACAGAGTTATCTGAGATAAATGAATGTGGTGTTGTAAGTTTACAACAAAGAAAACTACATTCAAAAGCCTTAGAGCATTTTGATATAAAGATTGGAATGTCTGAGAAAGACGGGAAGACCCCCACTGTGACTTACTTCCCATACACAAGGGATGGTGAGATTGTTAAATATAAATGCGTACTACTAGCCAATAAGAAAATGTGGAGTGTTGGAGATAGTGCAGATATTGACTTGTTCGGATGGAAACAAGCAGCTAAGACAGGCAGCAAGCGTTTATATATAACTGAGGGGGAATATGATGCGGTAGCTCTTTTTACTATCATCAAAAAACATACACGTGAGGAGTATAAAGACCTAACACCTGCCGTATGTTCACTGCCTAATGGTGCAGGACAGGCCAAGGCTGTATTGTCTAAGCTACTACCTAAGATTAATAGACAGTTTCAAGAGGTTGTCTTGGTCTTTGATGGTGACAAGGCAGGACGTAAGGCAGTAGATGACGTTATGTCTATTGCGCCTAAGTGGTTGGATGCTTCCCTCCCTTGCAAAGATGCTAACGAGTGTCTTATAGAGGGCCATAGTAAGGCAGCATTTAACTCTGTATTGTTCAGAGCTGAAAAACCTAAGAATACTAGACTAGTATGGGGAGAAGAAATACATGAGGAAGCAAAAGAAAGAGCTAGCTTTGGTGTGTCTTATCCTTGGGATAGTGTTACTGACCTTACTCGCGGCATAAGAACTGGTGAGACTATTTATATAGGTGCAGCACAGAAAATGGGTAAGAGTGAGGTTGTTAATACATTAGCCGCTCACTGTATAAAAGAACATGATTGGAAGGTGATGGTTGCTAAGCCTGAAGAGGCAAACAAGAAGACCTATAAGTTAATTGCAGGTAAGATTGTTAGTAAAGTATTTCATGACCCTAAGGTTGACTTTGATGAGGACGCATACGAGCAAGCAGGGGCAGTACTACGAGGTAAACTATGTATGGTTAACCTTTACCAACATTTAGGTTGGGACTCACTACAAGGGGACATAGTGGCTGCCGCTGCTGAAGGCTGTAAGGCCATCTTTATTGACCCTATAACTAACTTAACTAATGGGATGAACTCAGCAGATGCAAACACTAAACTTCAGGAGGTTGCTCAAGAGTTGGCTGCTATGGCACTTGACCTTAACGTTGTTATATTTATCTTTTGTCACCTACGCAATCCAGATTCAGGCGTACCCCATGACAGAGGAGGTGTCGTTCTTACTGGCCAGTTTGCTGGTAGTAGGGCTATGGGACGTAGTTGTAACTACATGTTTGGTTTGGAAGGAAATAAGGACCCCGAACTTAGTAAAGAAGAAAGAAACCTACGCACGCTAGTGCTACTAGATGACAGGGAGTTTGGTGAGGTGGGTCGTACTGATTTATTCTGGGACTCTACCACTACACAATTTAATGAGGTATGAAGTGGATGAAATAACAAATTATTACAAGGAAAACTATAAACGAATGAAGGATATTGCACGTAATAAGACTCAGAAAAATCATTGTGCTGAGGAGGTGGTGCAAGAAACATTCTTAAGGGCTATTAAATACTATCATAATTATTCCCCTGCTAAAGGTAGTTTAAATGATTGGATGAATGGTGTGTTTTCTAGTAGAATTAAAGAGTGGCAAAGGGGAGCTATGTTACAAGGCGGTAACAGGGAAATTAGGGATGATGACATCATCTCTAATGACACTGTAGGAGAGGATAACAAAATGTTAGTTGAAATTAAGGAGATGATTAATAGAATAAAAACCCCCTTAATAAGGCAAATATGTTATCTAAGTTTTATACAAGGGTATACACCTAGGGAGATTGAACAAGTGGTAGGTAGTAAAGGCAGCTATATACGTAATTGTATTTGGCTTTTCAAGAAAGACTTAAGGGTGGTGTATGGATAAAGAGCTATATGTATTTGATATTGAGTGTAATGGTTTTAATCCTGATAAGATTTGGTGTGTAGGGGTCTCTCAGAACTCTTCTAAGGGGGTTAAAACTACAACCTCATACAATCACATGAGAAAACTATTTAGCAACCCTGATGTGGTCCTAGTGGCTCACAATGGTGTTAGGTTTGATAAGGTTGTCTTACAAAACTTACTAGGCATTGAGATTAAAGCACTACTTGTTGATACATTGGCATTGTCATGGTACTTACATCCAACAAGAAGCAAGCATGGCTTAGCTAGTTGGGGTGAAGAGTTTGGAGTACCTAAGCCTTTAGTAGAGGATTGGGAGGACCAACCTATAGAGGTATACTTGGAGCGTGTTGAAGAAGACGTTAAGATTAACACCTTACTATGGGAGAAGTTTTACAAAGAACTGTACAATATGTATAAGAATGATGCTGCTATATGGCAATTCATTGAGTATATAACCTTTAAGATGGAATGTGCTGCTGACCAAGAGCGATTTAAGTGGAAACTTGACGTTGACAGAGCTCAGAGGAATTATGATTCCCTTTCTAAGGAAAGAGATAGTAAGTTTTTAGAGTTACAGGCTAACATGCCTCACGTACCTATTAAGAAGAAACGTAAGAGACCTGCTAAGCCATACAAGAAGAGTGGTGACTTATCAGCTCAAGGTGTTACTTGGTTTAACTTACTTAAGGAACATAACTTACCCGATGACTATGATGATGAGATTACTATCATAGATGGCTACAAAGACCCAAATGCAGGTAGTAGCTCTCAAGTTAAGGATTGGTTATATTCACTAGGTTGGGTGCCTACTACGTTCAAGTTTGTACGTGATAAGGAGACCAACGACACTAGAGAGATACCTCAAGTTAACAATAAAGATGGTGATGGTGTATGTAATAGCATCAAGAAGTTGTTTGTTAAGGAGTCTAGGCTACAACTACTGGATGGATTATCAGTGGTTAAGCATAGAATAGGTATCTTTAAAGGTTTCTTAGAGAATGTAGATGAGCAAGGCTACCTAAAAGCAGAGATACAAGGACTAACTAATACATTACGCTTTAAGCATAAGATAATAGTTAACCTACCTGCTGTTGATAAGCCTTATGGTGAAGAGGTAAGGGGTTGTTTAATGTGTCCTGATGGATATGAACTAGTAGGTAGTGATATGGCTGCTCTAGAAGACAGGACTAAACAACATTATATGTTTCCACATGACCCAGATTATGTAGCTAAGATGATGGAAGAGGGGTATTGCCCTCACGTTGACATAGCTGTGTTAGCAGGGTATTTAACTGAGGAGGATGAGGTAAGGCACAAAACTGGTGAATTCTTAAATAAAGAGGACAAAGTTTACATTAAAGCTGGACGTAAGGCAGCAAAACCTGTAAACTACGGTGGAGTGTACGGACAAAAGCCTAAGGGGTTAGCTAGAGAAACTGGTATGCCTTTAGGACAAGCTAAGAAGTTGTATGATATATACTGGGAACGTAATTGGTCTGTAGAGACTATAGCAGCAGAACAAGTTGTTATTAAAGCTAATGGTAAACGTTGGCTTAAGAATCCAGTGAGCGGCTTCTTATACAGCCTTAGAACTGATAAGGATAGGTTTAGTACCCTTAACCAAGGTACAGGTGTATACTGTTTTGATATGTGGGTTAAAGAGGTGAGGAACTCTGGTATGCCTATTATAGGACAGATGCATGATGAGATAATAGGTCTTGTCAAGTTAGGTTGTAGAGATAGAGTTAGTTCTATCATCAATGACGCAATGGATAATACAAATAACTTATTACAACTTAACAGAGAGTTAGGCTGTGATGTACAATTCGATACCACATACGCTGGTATTCATTAATTAAGAGAGAAATATAAATGGCTTTAAACGCACGTAAGATTAAAAGTAAGAGCAGCAAGTTCATCGAGCAACCTTTATTAGCTGCTGATAACTACCCTGCACGAGTAGCTCAGATTATTGACTTAGGTTTACAAGATGGTGGTGAGTGGAAAGGTGATAAGAAACCACCAGTAAATAAAGTTTACATTACTTATGAGTTGGTTGACGCTTTCATGCTTGATAAAGACGGTAATGAGGTTGAAGACAAGCCACTATGGAAGTCTGAAGACTTAAACTTACTTAGTCCTAACATGGACATGGCTAAATGTAATAAACGTTATAAGGCTATTGACCCTGAGGAAGTGTTTGACTATGACTGGTCGCAGCTAATAGGACAACCATGTAGTGTACTTACTATTCATAAGGAAAGTAAAGGAAAGACCTATTGTAATGTAGGTAATGTGATGCCTTATGTTGTTAGTAAGCGTAATCCTGAGTTACCTGAACTACAGAATGAAGGAAGAATGTTTACACTAGATGAGCCTGATATGGAAGTCTTTGCTACACTACCTGAATGGTTACAGGAGCGTATCAAGTCTAACCTAGAGTTTAAGGGTAGTCCATTAGACATTGCCTTGAATGGTGGTGTTAAGGCTAAGGCTAAGCCTGAGGCTGCACCAGTAGCAGATGTTACCTTTGATGATGATGATTTACCTTGGTAGGTTGATATACTAGCCTTAATTGACGCTGACTTAATCGCATACGAGGCTGCTTCGGCAGCCGATATGGTGGAGGAAGGATACGAGCGTAGAAGTTTCGATTATGTAATAGATAAAGTAGATGAGTCTATAAGATTTATTACAGAGAATTCTGGTTGTGACTCTTACGAGTTGTTCATAACAGGTAAAGATAACTTCCGTTATGACATAGCAACAGTTAAACCTTACAAAGGAAACCGTAGTGATAAGCCTAAGCCTTTCTACTTAGAGTCTACACGTAAATTGTTAGAGAGCTATGGTGCTGTAGTGTGTAATGGTATGGAAGCTGATGATATGTTAGCTGTACGTGCTAGAGAGATGGACTACAAAGACTGCTGTATATGTAGTAGAGATAAGGACTTACGTATGGTCCCTTGTATGCAGTATAGCTGGGAGGTTGGCCTACAGCCTGAATGGGGCCCTGAGTTAGTTGATACGTTAGGTGAGCTACACTTTAGATTCTCAGATAAGATACTTAAAAATGGAGAAAAGAGTAATGCAATTAAAAAAGTTTGGGGGACTGGCCTTAAGTGGTTTTATGCACAACTCATTATTGGTGATTCCACGGACAACATTAGTGGGTTGGAGGGGAAGGGAGGTGGACTTGTTCATCAAATTATTCACCCTTGCACCACTGAAGAGGAGTTATACCTTGCAACATTCAGTGCCTATACAGATAAGTATGGTGACACCGCAGCAGAACGTTTACTAGAGCAAGGGAGACTACTCTGGATGCACGATACATTAGATGAAGAGGGTAAGGTTATACTATGGGAGCTACCTTATGAAACCACCTAAGCAAATTAACAATGGTACATGGACACAGGCTAGGTTTAAATCTTTTATAGTTAGTCAATTACGTGCAGCTACACAGAGATGGGGACCTAAGCAGTCTTGTATTAAGAATGCTAGAGTTAGACGAGGTGTTTACCTATGTCAGGGGTGTGGCAAAGAGGGACCAGCTACACTACCTCCCCCTGAGGGGAACAAGAGGCGCATAAAGAATATAGTAGCAGACCATATCAATCCAATCGTAGACCCTGCTATAGGGTTTACCACTTATGATGATTGGATTACGAGATGTTTTGTAGAGTTAGATGGCTATCAAGCCTTATGTCACAAATGTCACACTGCTAAGACAGCAGATGAACGAGAAATTTCTAAACAGAGGAAGGCAAATGTCAAATAATTACAAAGGTTATGCTTTATTCTTAGATGTAGAAGATAAGCAACAGCGTACTAGCAACCAAGCTAAAGTTTTAGCTAATATTTTTGAAGATAACTTAGATAAGACAGGCGTACTAAAGGGTAAAGGTTGTAGTGATAAAGGTGTTGAGTTAATAATAGGCTACACTAACCAACTTAAAGAGTATGACAAAGCAGCTATTGCTATCATATATAAAAAACTTATGAATGAACGTGGATTTAAAGAGGTTACACAATGAGATTACTTAGAGATAGAGAAGAGGGTGTAGTTGTAGGAGATAAAGAGGAATACATTGAGGCTCTCTTAGACACACTACAAGACAGGTTAGAGGTTTTATCTTACCAACGTACTAAGAAGAGTAAAGAAGCTCTGTATGTGGCTCTCAGTGATGCTCACGAGCTATATAATACTTTTGTAACCCAATGCTTACATGCTAAGACAGAGGTGGCTACTAAGGCACGTTATGAGAAAGCACAAAAGGTTGCTAAGACTAGGGCTGAGACTTTAGGTGGATATTTTAATGGAGTTACCAATGACGGTTAGAATGCAACAAAAGAAAGTAGCTTACACGTTTGACTACCCAGTAGCAGTGGAAGCAGCAGAGAAACAGCGTAGCATCTTCTGGACACCTGATGAGATAGATGTAGAGAAGGACATACAAGACCTTAAGGTTAACCTAACAGAAGCAGAGGCACATGGTGTTATAACAACCCTTAAGCTATTCACATTGACAGAGTTAGTAGCAGGTAACGAGTACTGGGGTAGGCGTGTTATGCGTATGTTCCCTAGACCAGACATTAACATGATGGCTAATGCCTTTAGCTTCTTTGAGCTTAACGTACATGCTCCATTTTATAATGCAATCAATGAAGCGTTAATGATTAACACTGATGAGTTCTACTTATCATACTTAGACAACCCTATACTTGCAGACCGTATGGAGTTCATTGAAGATGCTGTTACTAGTAAGGATGATTTATTATCATTAGCTGTGTTTAGCATGGTTGAGGGTGTGTCATTGTACTCAGCCTTTGGATTCTTGTTACACTTCCAAGCTAAAGGTAAGAATAAGATTAAGAACATCTGCTCAGGTATTAAGTTTAGTGTACGAGATGAGAACCTACACTCAGAGGGTGGTGCTTGGTTGTTCAAGACTTTACTAGAAGAGAAGAAACAAGCAGGTGAAGTTAATACAGAAGAGTTAGCATCCTTAGTGAGAGCTATAACAGATGCCAGTGAGCAGCTAAGACAACATGAGTACGCTGTAGTAGATATGATATTTGAGAAGGGTGAGATTGAGGGAGTTAATAAGCAACAACTTAAAGACTTCGTAGACCACCGTATTGCTGTTTGTTTAGGTAATTTAGGTCTAGCAGCCTCAGATGTACCCAGTGTTATTAAAGACTACTTCTACGACATGATTAACGCCCCCCAATATCACGACTTCTTCGCTGGTGTTGGTTCAGAATACAATAGAGATTGGAACGAACAAGGATTCAAATGGTAACAATATACGATGAACTAAGTGCAGAACGTAAAAGATTACAGCGTGAAGGACAGATACCTGAATGGATGAGTACTGGAGGTTGGCAATTATTTAAAGACAAATATCTATATGATGCACAGGGATTGAAAGACACGTATGTTCGCATAGCTCGTACAATGGCAAGGCATACAGATGCCCCTAGACGTTATGAGGAGAAGTTCTTTGAAGTGTTATGGAAAGGTTGGTTAGCAGCGTCAACACCAGTGCTGTCTAATACAGGGACTATTAAGGGTTGCCCTGTTAGTTGTTCAGGTCAGTACATAGGGGATTCAATCTCTGAGTTCTATAACTCAAGGCTTGATACAGCCATACTAACTAAGAATGGTTTTGGTACGTCAGGTTACTTAGGGGACATTAGGCCAAGAGGTAGTTTAATATCTAGTGGTGGTAAAGCTTCAGGTGTACTGCCTGTACTTAAAGGCTTTATACAGGATATGAGAGACGTAGCTCAAGGTACATCAAGAAGAGGAGCATTTGCAGGTTACTTACCAATCATGCATGGGGACTTTGATGAGGTATCTGACCACTTAACTCATTTCCCTGATGATAATAATATAGGTTGGACCATAACAGATGAGTTCATTGATGACTTGAAACGGGGTGATGAAGAAGCACTAAGACGTTATCAGAAAGTTATGAAGATTAAAGCCGTAACAGGTAAAGGCTACTATGTATTCGTAGATAAGATTAATAGAGCAAACCCAGCATTCTATGAGGAAAAAGGTTATGAGGTCAAAGCGTCAAATCTCTGCACGGAAATTACGTTGTACTCAACGGAGGAGGAGACTTTTACGTGTGTTCTATCTTCAATGAACATCTCAAAGTACGATGAATGGAAAGACACAGATGCAGTATACACCTCCACTATCTTCCTTGATTGTGTAGCTAGTGAGTTTATTGAGCTTGCTAAAGAGAAAGGTGGTATGGAGAAAGCTATACTATTCACTGAAAAGAATAGAGCATTAGGTTTAGGTGCATTAGGGTTTAACACCTACCTACAGAAGAAGTTAATACCAATGGAAAGCTTTGATGCACACATGCTTAACATGGAGATATTCAAGCACATCAAAACTGAGGCTGTTAAGGCTAGTGAGATGATGGCAGCTAGTTGGGGTGAGCCTGAGAATATGGTTGGCACTAACCTACGCAACAGTCACTTGTTATCAGTAGCTCCTAACACTTCATCAGCATTGATATGCGGTGGTGTAAGCCAAGGCATTGAACCTGTAGTAGCTAACGTATACAACCAACCTACAGCAGGTGGTGAGATTTACAGAGTTAACCCAGTGTTCTTAGACTTTGCTAAGGCTCGTGTAGGTTGGACCACTGAACTAGCTAAAGATATTATGAATAATGAAGGGTCTGTTCAGCATTTAGATTGGTTAACCGACCATGAGAAGATGGTGTTTAAGACAGCTTATGAGATTGACCAACATACATTAGTTAGGTTAGCCTCAACTAGGCAGCAGTTTATTTGTCAGGCACAATCAATTAACCTGTTCTTTGCAGCAGATGCTAAAGAAGAAGTTATAAGTGATGTACATAAAGCTGCTTTCATAGACGAAGGTATCAAGTCTTTATACTACATGAGAACAAAAGCTGGTGTTAAATCTAGTGATGGTGAATGCGTAGCGTGTGAGGGGTAATATGAATTTAGATAAATTAGTAAGTAAAGTAGAGCTTTGGCATATTGAACGTAACCTAATTGACGGGTCAACAGACCAAGCTCAGTTTGTTAAGCTTATAGAAGAGTCAGGTGAGCTAGCAGGTAACATAGCTAGAGGTAAGGACGTAAGAGATGACATAGGAGACATGATGGTAGTTTTAGTTAATATAGCATTGCGTAATGGATATGATTTATACGAGTGTCTAGAAGTGGCATGGGATGACATTAAAGATAGGAAAGGTAAGATGGTAGACGGTGTGTTTATTAAGGAGACTGACTTATGAGTACAATACTAGTAGTCATCATACTATCTCTATCCACTCAAGGGACCCCAACTAAGACAACAATAGAGATGCAAACTAAGAGTAGGGTTTTGTGTGAGATAGCACAGATTAAAATTATAAATTCAGAACTCCCTAAAGGGAATAAACTTTTATCAGTCACTTGTGAAACTACAGAGGAAGCATAGATGTTAAGTAAAAATAAAATAGACAATATTATCTATCTTAAAGGATTAGGGTTAACTCATAGAGATATAGCTGCTCGTGTAGATTGTTCAGCAGGTACAGTACACTACGTATTAGAGAGGAATAAGACCTTGATTAAGAAAAAAGATGGACCACGTATACTAGTATTTGATATTGAAACAGCACCCAACGTAGCTTACACATGGGGCATGTGGCAACAGAATGTAGGTCTTAATCAGTTTGTTAGTCATTGGTATGTGCTATCATGGTCTGCTAAATGGATTGGTGAGGATGAGATTTTATATGATGACAAGCGAGACTCATGGAATACACAAGATGACACTCGTATCCTTGGCACTATTTGGGAGCTACTTAATGAGGCAGATATTGTTGTCACTCAAAATGGTAAGAAGTTTGATGTTAAGAAACTTAATGCTAGGTTTGTAGAGCATGGCTTCCAACCACCTAGTAGTTATAAACACATAGATACACTACAAATTGCTAAGCGTCACTTCGGCTTTACATCTAATAAGCTTGAGTATATGACTGATAAGCTATGTAAGAAGTATAAGAAGTTAAAGCATGGTAAGTTTGCAGGTATGACCTTATGGACTGAATGCCTTAAGGGTAATCCAGAAGCTTGGGAAGAAATGGAGGAGTATAACAAGTATGATGTATTAAGCCTTGAAGAGTTAATGTTCGTGTTAGCCCCTTGGAGCAATCAAATGCCTAATCTGGACATCTACTATGATGACCATGAGAATCATTGCATGTGTGGCTCTACGGAGTTCTTAGATGATGGTTATGCTTATAACAACACCAGTAAGTTTAAGAAACATAAGTGTGTTAATTGTGGTGCAGAGAAACGTAGTAAAGTTAATTTGCTTTCTAAAGAGAAACGTGCGACACTTAAAATGAATGTAATCTAAGGAGATAATATGAGTCATTACCACGGTGAGAGAGATGCTTTTGCAGAGAAGCTTGAGCAGACGGAGACAATTAAAGGTAAGCACTACAAGGGAGGTATTGAACCTGTTGACTATATCAAGGCTAATGACTTAGACTTCTTCGAGGGGAATGTAATTAAATACATTACTCGTTGGAGGAAGAAGGATGGTTTGAATGATTTACGTAAGGCTCAAGACTACATTGAGATGCTTATAAACCAACAATTGTAAGAAAATTAGCGACACATTAATGAAGTTGAGAGATTAAAATGAATAAATACATATTAAAAGTTATGCAGTATATGGATAACCCAGAATTATTCAGTGTTGAAGAGATGCTAGAGAATGATACTGAGGCTTATGATGCTGCCGAAGCTGCTGCTGCCGAAGCTGCCGCTTATACTGCCGAAGCTGCCGCTTATGCTGCTGGTGCTTATCCTGCTAAGGCTGCTTATGCTAATGCTGCTAATACTGCCGAAGCTGCTGCTTATGCTGCTGTTTCTGCTTATGCTGCCGCTATTGCTTATGATGAGGCTAATGTTGCTTATGATTATCATGCTGATACTGCTAGGGATTGGGTCAATGAATACTTTAAAGACTCAGGTGAAAACAAACAGGACTATGTTAATGAAGTGGAGAGGTTAAAGTGAGCAGACAAGATATTGAAAGAACAGATATTCAAACTAT